ATTTCGAAATCAAGTCTGCTGCTCATCACCTATTAGTTCTTTTTGTCCCCCGTTAACGCAAAAAGGAGAGGCCGAAGCCTCCCCTTTCTGCGTGTTTAAACGAAAAACTTCAACTAACGGGTCACGGGGTACCGAAATTCGTGAGCTTGAAGTTCTTGCGACGGTCGTTGACCGTCACGTTACCGACCGCTGTAATCACGGCATAACGGGCATCGGTGAATGTCGCCGCACCCGACGTCGCGTGAGCGGAGTCGATTGGGCTGTCAGTGAACTTGGACTGCTTGAACCAGCGGTCCTTGTGGCCCACGAGGGTCAGTGTGTCGGCGTTGATACCGATAACCGATCCTTCCTGTGCAGCCTTGTCCCAGTAGAACGGGACGCCCTTGAACAGAAGGTTCGTGAACCCGATGCTGCCAGTCTTGTCCTTCATTTGGAAACGCATGTTTGGCGTGAGGCCAAGCTCATACATTTCGAAGGTCGCCTGGTCACCGAGCAGTGCGGTAACAACATCGTTGCCGTCACTAGCCGAGTTGTACAGGTTGGTGAGGATGGCCTGCAGGGTCGCGAAGTCAGCGGTTTCACCCGTTGCGTCATGAACCTGTGACTTCCAGAGCGGCTCGGCAGCAGGGTCAATCTCGCCGCAAACGGCAACATCGTCAATGATGTCATAGATTGAAGTCCAGCCACCCACCTGAACGCCGAGAAGCTGATCGTTGACAAGCTTCTGCAAGCTGGTTTCCGACTGCTTCACGCGGGCCTTCAGGAGATTGAGGATCGCTTCCTTGCCATTGTTTTTCAGTTCTTCCATGCCTGAAATCGCGATGGAAGTAATGATCTGCTTCCAGTCAAACTTTGCGACCTCAATGCCACCCTGTGGGGTGATGGGGAACTGGGCCCACTCGGCCAGGTTGCCAGTGTCGTCGTTGTCAGCAACCAGAAGGTGCTCAACGATTTGCTCGCCGCCCGACAGCATGCGTGTGCGCTGCTTCTCCATGAGAAGCCACGACAAAACATGCTTGTTGAACACGTTGTCAACGAGCTGTCCACGGTAGTTGTCGAGTGTTACATTCAGATAAGACGCATGTGCGTCAGCGGCCGTAGCCATAATAAATCACACCTCTCGAAAGGTTAGAAGGGAGAATCCGACGCCCAAGCAGCTTCCGCTGCCTCTTCGAACGTCGAATATTTGATTGGGGAAGAAGCGGTAGACCCTGCGCCAATCCCATTCCCTGAAGAAATCACCTGTGCAGCCGCCTGAGCGCCAGCCTGACGGCTCGCAACATCAGCAGCCTGCGCAGCCGTCGCCTGCTGTGCAGCCGACTGCTGAGCAAACACTTGCTCAAACTTCATGGTCTGGAACACTTGCTCCAACCCAGCAGCAGAATCGACTCCGCGACTAATCGCTTCCTCAAAAACTTCGCTGGCATTGAATGCGTCTCCATACTTCGATTGCAGACGGTCAACGGTCTCATCCAATTCGATACCTGCACGCCACTCCCTCAACTCCTGCAACTGCCGTTCCATAGGGTTTTGGTCGTAACGCTCGCCGTCCTCCGAGTACGCAGATGCCTCTGCGACCCCTTGTGCGGCGGCCTGGCCGTAACGATTGTTAATGAGCTGCAACGCTTCTTGCCGTGTCGCGGGATTCTCCAACGCCTGCTGGAGAGCGCGAGCGCCCGAAACTTCTTGCATCCCTTGCGTAAACGCAGCTTGACGCTGGTATCCCGCAAGGGCTTCCTTGACAGAAACCTGCTGTTCTTCGCCATTGACGCTTACGGTCGCCATTTGGCTACCGTATTCGTCAACATTGAATGCAACAGGTTCCGTTACTTCTGCGCCCTCAATCTCCGCTTGTCCATCTTCTACGGGTGCTTCGAAATCGGGTTGTTCGACGGCTGCATCATCAATCGAAATTGATTCGCTGCCGTCTTGCGAGGCGGAAAATCCGCCAACGTTTTCATTTGACATTGTGGTGAGAGTTCCTTCTGTAGATTGTTCTCACCCTTAGTACTTTTTGTCCCCCCATTGAGGGGTGGGCGGTCACATCTGCAGCACTGGACTTGGATCAATGTTTAAACGATTGACGAGTTCTGCGGGGATTCCTGCGATCGGAGACGACCCGTCGTCCATTGGCATTTGACTCATCTCGTCCATTGGCATCTCACCCATGCCCATGCCCATGTCCATGCCCATGTCCATTGGCATGTCCGCTGGCATGCCAGGCGGCATTTGACCCTCTGGAGGCGGTTGGCCTGCAGCGGGCTGCTGATCGTCCGTCATGTACGACCCAGGGTCTTTCACCCCAAAATCAAGCAAAATTTTGCGGGCCACCGCCCGAGGATCAACAACCTGCATGTCAATGAGAGGCATCATCGCATCCGAGAACTGCAACGCCCCCTGACGACGCGACGACTCGTTCTGAGGAGACGTCGAACCGCCCTCAACTTCAAAATCGAAACGGCCAGCAATCGTGTCCTTGTCGTAATCCAACCAGATTGGGCTCGCGTCAGAACCGACAACACGGATCACATGATCGCCCGTCATGTACTGTTGCATGAGCTGAATCAGACGCTCACCGACCTGCGCCAACACGTCCTCGACACGCGCCAGCTTGTCAGCCGAACGAGCGTTCGACTGATCCTGGATCATTGCCGCCTCAGTAGCGGTGCGGCGGATAGCAGTCTGACTGAAATCGGAGACGCCCGTCACATCATCAATATCACGGTCAATCACATCAGACATGTTGTAAGCATCCGCACTAATCGTGTGCGTCGGCATCAACTGGACCGCCTCAGACAAACCGTACTGGGCGTTCACCTTCACAATCGCGCCGTCCTCATCAGACTCCAACGCCTCCCAAGCATCAGAATCCAAAGCGTCCTCCATCGCCAAATATTTGCGCTGGTTACCGCGACGGTGCTGCATCTGCTCAGTGCGAGTCTTATTCAACTCGTGCTGCAAAGCCTCAATGGACTCCAAATCGCCCATTGGATAAAACTTGTCAGGAACATCATAATTACGCATCATCACAAACGGATGACCAAACGAATACGGCATCTGAACAGGAGCGATCAAAAAACCGTCCTCGTAGCCGTCCAAAAAAGTACAGACAGTGTTTTCACGCAGATCGTAAAACTCCCACACTTCGCAAAAACCTTTAGAGTTCCCGTTAGCCATCGGAGTGTCCGCACTATTGTCGTTCAGCCAGCGGTCACCGACCGTGCCCTGCGCTTTCGTGCGATGCGAAGCAATATAGCGAGAATCGACACGGACGTCAGCGACAGGACGCCGAACCCTTTGCGCAACCCAACGGGCATCACCCAAATGGCGGGCATCAGGATCAACAAACATGTCAAAAACCGAGATGCGTTCAACAAACGCTCTTTCAACGTCGTGATTGTACGTTTCGTGCTCCACGTTGCCTGGAACATCGGGACGGTCATCAACACCATCTTCCGTCGACGGGTCCAGCGGCTCGTTAGCCTCGGGAGGCGTTTTCACTTCCGCAGGCTTCACAAACTTGTAGCCGACTTTCAGCCAGCCGTGACCGACAGTCAGATTATCGTCAACAACCCGACGGAACTCGTTTTTGTAACGGTACGTCCGCCACAGATAATTCAAAATTTCTTCAGTCAACAAAGCCTGCGCAGCCTTATCAGGCTGCTGGGCTTGAACAATGAACTTGGGGTTACGGACAGCAACCGAGGGGGCGATCACATTCTTCGTTTTGAAAGCACGGTTGACGACCATCTGGTCATCAGTGGCCGTCCCCGTGTAATGGATGCCCTCATACAGGTTAATCATCCGTTCCCAGAGTCCCTCACGGTCGCTGGCCTGACGCCACTTCTTGGAACGGCCAACCTCACCTTGGTATCGTTTGAGAACGTCTGCTCTGGATCGTCGCGCCATTTTCAGCCTGCCTTAAATCAGTTCCGCACGCTGCGGAACAAGTTCGATGTCGTTTCCTTTTGATCGTGCTTCAGCAATCATGCGGTCTTGGCCTTCTTTCACCGTTTGTTTGCTAAACATTGCGCGGGTGTACGAT